GGCTTGGGGGCCGGATGCGGCGCCGCTGCCAAGTATGCGCTCCTCACCTGAAGACGTTAGCAGGTTTCCTGACGTGTCTATCCAACCGTACCTTCCGGCGTTTGCGGAGTTGATCGTGGACATTGCGAGGTTTGCGTCAATGCCTGGAATGTCAGACATTACCTGCTCGACCGTCTTCCCCTTAAAGTCCTGCACCCTAAGGTACACATTCCCGTCCGATCCTGTAGTGCTTGAGATCGACGGTGGCCTGGAGCCTGCCGCGGCGCCTGCTAGGGCGTTGATCTCCTCTTGGGTCTTCGGTGGAGGGGGGATGACCTTTCCGTCAGGGCCGATAAGCAGTAGCTGCTCAGTCACCCATGCGTGCTTGACGGCATTGAGGGCGTTAGTTCTGTCGGGCTCTGGGTATGCGTCGATCTTTGCCAGATCGCCAGGGCGAACTACTCGGTTGGCGTCGAGCAGATCCTTCGTGCGCCTATAGCCCTGATCCTCAACATCTCCACTTCCAGTGTCTGGAGTCCTGTCTCGCGGCTCAGCCCTGCGCGGCTGACCGTCAGGCCCCGGCACGTACTGCTCACGTCCGACGACCATCCCAGCGTTGGTTCCCTGCACCAGCCCACGCTGAACATCATCCTGCGTCTGCTGTGATGTCGTGCCAGTCTTAGGCATTGAGCCAGATCTTCCTGGCAACCTCTCAGACATCTGCACGTTTGTGTAAATGTTCTCGCCCCTTCCGATACCAAGGTACGATGCCGGGTCTGACGTAGCGTCTATGCGCGCCTGTTCCTCGTTGAACAGCGCCTCTTCCTTGTCTAGCCAAGCTCGCTGCTCGTCCGCGTAGGACGGTCCCGTTCCAGCGGCAGCGGCGGCGGTCGCCTGCGCAGCCTTTCTACCAGCAGCCTCAGCAGCATTAGCCTTGTTCCGATCCTCGTCCTCATCGCCCGATCCGGCCGACCTGACTAGCTCAGAAATGCCAGCGATTGGTGCGTTGATGAGTGGGCTTGTAGCCACCCTCTCGGCAAGCTCAAGTACGCTGGCCACATCAGCAGCGCCGTACTTGCCGTACTTCTGCTCGACGACGCCTACCTGACCCCTCTTCTTGAAGGGGTCCAACTCTCCCAGAATCATGCCCATTAGACTATATCCACGACTGTGCCGCCAGTCTGCTTTTCAGCCTTTGCGGCCTCAAGGTTGATGAATGCCAGCAACTCAGGATCGGTGACGCCAGCGCTAAGCTTCCTTATCTCTGCACCACTCTTGCCGCCGCCGCTGGTGAAGAACCCCTTGTTGCCGGCCGTGATGTTCTCGACCTCCTGACGGAGCCTAGCCATCTCCTGCTTCTTCTGCAACTCGGCGCCGCCGAAGATCTCTTGCTCCGCACCCGCCGCCTGTAGCTTGGCAAGCGCCGCCTGCATCATTGCGCTGTTTCCAGCGAGCGCGGTCTCAGTTCCAAACTTACCCTCTGCCAAACCTTGGTTCAGCGCCATCTGGTTAAGCATCTCGTTCTGCCCACCACCCATCGGAGAGGCGCCAGCCTGACTCATAGTTCCAGCCATCATCTGAGCAGCCTTCTGCCTCATCACACTCTTGCCTGCGACTCCAGCCTCCTTAACGAGGCCCGGCAACTCACCAGCGACTGTCGCCGCCTCCCTGCCAGCCTGCGCGGCGCGAGCGCGCCTTTCGAGTTCCTTCTCGTAGGCGTTCGCCTTGGTGGGGATGATCTCTGTATCGATCGATTCTCCCGTAATTGGATCTATGAACGCCATGCGTCTCTCCTAAAGGCCTGGATCGGCAGAAACCAAGTGCTTCTTACCGATAATATACACGAAATGTCCCTGGTAGCCAACATAAATGTCGCCAGCGTTTCCGGCCCCCGCGACGTTCAGGTCGTTGGCATCGTTAATGCTCATTCGAACTTCGATGAACTGTTCGATTCCATCAAGAAGAAATCCAGTATCCCTCTTGGAGGTGGGGGTCCAGGTATTCCCGACCCACTCCGGGGTCGGGGGATCGTAGTAGCCGGTACCGACACCGCCTGGAGACATTTCGAAGATGTCCCAATCGTACAGTGGGGCGGCAGCCCTACCTGCTGGGTTTTCTGAAATCCTGATTCGATCAATAGCCCTGTTCGACGACCAGTTCACATTACTGTGAGTCTCAGGGCCGCCACTCAGTGCGAGAGAGTTGATTTGTGAATACTTATAGTCGTCAGACCTGAGCCCAGACCCGATACCGACCCCGACGGTGGCGGATAGAGTTACGCTATTAGGCACCGTCGCCGCCGTCTGCGCGACCGGCCCAGCCCTGTCTGCCGGCAGCCACCTCTGCCAATTCCACGCAAGGTAACATCCGTGAATGGTCATTGGGTAAGATAGCGGGATGATCCTCCTGTCGATCAGCGGGTCGGTCACATTAACCCTCCACGCCTCACCGTCAACTGAGTCTGCAATAACTCCGGAGTAATGCTTGCCCTGGTACAGCGGTACAACCAAGACCTCATAACAGGCATCGTCATCAAGGTGGCCGAGGGGGTTGTTGTCACCGAATTCGCCGTACCCGCACCGGAGGCCATCTGAGAAAACGTCATCGACGATCTCTATGTTGGTCGACAGGCCGTCCGAATCGTCGGCGTTGATATCGTCAACACCGCCAGTTGGTGAGTCGATCGTTATCTGCGGTCCTGGGGAGGCTACTGGTGTTGGGCTGTTGTTTGACGGCGCGTCCCTTGGGACTAGCGGATGCAGGAACCTCATCGATACGATGATGGACGGCAATGCGTACGTCTTCAGCCTTGGGGTCTGGAAGTCTGACAGGCCAGGGCAGTGGATGGTAAGGATGTACGTCTTGAACGGATTTATGGCCTTGCTGATATCGCTCATAATGAACGGGTTAAGCCTGAGCCTATCTCCAGAGAATGCCACTGGCGGCAGGTTGAATGACACAACCTCGCTCTCTGGCTCATACACATTGCTATCGAAGAACCATTGAGTCTTCTCAAGCAGCGCAACCCTAATGTCGTATGCGCCAGTGCCCTGATAGTCTAGATTGCCCTCGTCCGCAGATATTTTTAGCGGGGCCGCAGTTGGTATTAGCGGGGTTGGCCAGAAGCCATCAACGACCGCTGCGGGCTCCCCTCTCTGCTCAAAGCTGAACGAGATCTCGTCCAGCACAATGTTGGGTGTGGTGTCGGAGATCTCCCCAGTCCTTACGCCAGACGCGTCGGTTGATACGCTGAAGAACTCCTGTAGCGGAGGAAGGATGAACGGAACACCCCATACATTGTTTTCATCAGCCGCGCGGGGGAAGTCAGACCCTATCCATGGGATGTGGTAGGTCACTCGGAATGGCGCCATGCTGTTCTGTATCTGCGCAGCCTGAACGTTTGACGTGTTCAGTTCGGTGGCTATAGACGTGAGCGGGGCGTGCGTGTGCTGAGTTAGCAGCTTCGCCCCCCTGGAGAGCCTGTCCCTTGTAACCTTAGCCACTCTGAATCTCCTCTAGGATGGTCCATGTGAAAGAGTAGTATTGGTGGTTCCACACGACATTGGTTGGCGTCCAAGCCTTGAAGGCTGGGATGGACACGAAAAACCTAACCCTTGCGTCCCTGCGTATGGGGATGTTTAGTCCGCGCATCCTTACGTGTACGCCAGTGAATGCCCCTCCAGTGAACCCTACGGGGATCATGTCGTCACCAGCGGCGAACAGGGCTGCGTTGGTCGGTCTCGTGTTCACGGTTATCTGCTCATTATTTAGAACGAATGAGCTTCTTGCAACCACCTTACTGTCCATCGACCGAAGCTCTTTGTTGAACTCATTATCAACCTGAACAACGACCGAAATGTCGTCTGACACTATCACTGGTGCCGGCGGTGTCTCCCAGGCCCCAACGAAGTATGCGTTTGGCTCAGCCGGATCATCCAGAAGGAACATTGCATCGACATGCTGGATGATTATTGGGTTGGACGTGTGTATGGATTGGGACATGTAGTCTTGCGCCAGGGGCATTCCCTTAACTATGTAGTCGTTGAGCACGGCGTCCGGCGCCGTGGTGCCAGTGGCTACGCTTGCTGAGATGCTGTTGGAGCCACCAACCCATGGGAGGGGCCTCTCCTGGTTGTTGAAGTTGTAGAATTGAGATGGGGCCCATCCGGAAATGATGGTGTTTGGCACCCACCTCTTCTTTAGATCCCTGGGCTGGATGTTGTTGAACCTATCAACCACATCGCCAACACCTATATCAATCCTGTTGCCGTCGATGGTTGTACCGTCGGCGAACTGCTCTTTTGTTAGCTCTCTAATTCCAGGCATTAAGGCACGCTTGCTGATAGGTTGATGTTGCCCCAATCGGCAACCGCCATCGCCGGACCAAGGCCGCCGATAAGCTCAATGTTGGCGGGGGCCACCGTTGAGTTGTTTAGGAACACGACTTGCGGCGGAACCGGGTCCCTGCCAATAAACGTGCAACTAGAAAATATGCCGATAGCCCCATCATCAACCAATATGTAGTTGCTTGTCAAGTCGGTCGGCTTGGTGAACGTACAGTTGTTGCACCTGAATCTTGCGCCGGACCTTAGCCACAGCAACACGCCTGAGTTGCCGTCGTTCCTAAACTCCACATTCTCAATCACGCAGAATGAGTCAACCTCTACGGATCCGTCAATCACCGCGCCAGGGGACATGCCAAACACCCTGGTGGCATCCTTGCCAAGCTTGAATCCGCCGTAGACGCCTGAGCCTAGGCCGATAAAGTTTTGCCCCTCCTGAGATTCGACGATTGGGTTGGGTGGACGGAGCACGTTGAGGGAGCCGATGTCTTCAAGGCCCTTACCGCGAGCCTCAAGGTCCTGGCGCTCTCCGATTGACTTCTCTATGAACTGTAGCTCAGCCAGGGACATCAGTGACCCCTGCGGCGTCGGCCGGTTTCCAGGGATCTGAACTTGGCGGTGATGCGCTCGATGATCGTTTTCTCTGCCCTGTTCTGGTGGTGGCCGAACACCATCCACGAGAACGAGTTGCACTTGCCGCCCTCTGAAATGTCAATGTCTGACACCTCCTCATCTGACACAAGTATGTTGCCTGCGGCGGTGTTCGACGAGGTGCCCCATCGAGTGTCCGTGTCTCCGAACACCTTGTACTCAAGCACGTCAGAGGAGTTCATCCACCTAGTCCTGATAGTCCTCACCCCAACGGCCTCCTCGACGGCAGGGATGTCAGTCGAGTTCCGCCCATAGTCCAACGTCTGCGCCATCCACTCCTTGCGGTCAGTTCCGACAACCGTATTAAACAGGTTCCAAAACCAGAGGGGGATTAGCTTGGCTGTTCCCTGGCCGTGAGACAGTAGCCGGACCCATATTCCGCGAAGCTTCATTCTGGTGCCATTCTCGTTCTCAACCTGGGCCGACTGGTATCCCCAATCCACGGGCTGCGCCACGTCGTTTGCGGAGTGCCTGTCGTCAACCCTCCACTGGTCCCAGACGATGGCGTTAGCTATGAGCGGTACGCCTAGCGTGTTTACGGTCTCATCAATGCCGCTTGCGGTTACTTCAAGGCTCATTCCTGAAACGTTGCCAGAACCCCTAGGCTTCATTGGGAGATACAGGATCGGCTCCTTCCTTAGTGGTGGAACATCAATCCTTGGGCTGGCACTCCAGCCGCCTCCAGCGCCGGTTCCGGTGTACGTAATTCGAATTTCGTTACCATTCACTGACGCGCCACCACCGCCCGACACGTGGCATTCAACCTCCCTGGTGTTCAGGACCGGGGCCCCAGGCGCGTAGCCGGCAACTGACGACACCCTGGCCGGAGGGACGAAGAAGTCAAGCTCTGCCGGGTCTGCGCCACCAGAGTCTCTGAATACTGGCTGCCAATTACTGCTGTCAAACCCAATCACCAAGCGAATATAGTCAAGTCCAGTTATGAAGTTTGGGTTGTTGACTATGTAGACTGGAACCAGGAACCAATCAACGCCGGCAACCTCACCATCATGCAGCCCGCCAGCGTGGCCATTAGCTCCAGGGAACACGTAACCCTCAGGGACGGGAATCCACTTATCTAGAATAAAGCAACTGTTAGAGATTAGGTTTCCACCAGCGCCTGCAATGATTTGCGTCTCATACTTGCCGGCAAGGGTCCTGAAGTCTTCATTCTTGACAGACCTGTCAGTGGCGCCACCACGACCGTACTGCATGATGTAATACGATGTCGACCTGACATGATCGTTAATCGTGTCACCACCATCCATATCGAGCGAATCGTCAGTGAATGACTCCTGGTCAAGGGACCCTATAAGGTACAGTTCGTCACCATTCTCAACGAACCACGGGGCCTCAATGTTCCTGGTGATGCCAGGGTGTGCCTCGTCCGGATCGGTCCTTGCGGTTATGAATGCCACAGACTCGTACGTCCACATTGACCAGTGCCCGTCAGTCAGGACCATCGATATGTTCTCTTCAGGAACGGTTAGGATGATCGATTGCAATCGCGGGAAGTAGGCTAGGTTTACGAAGGACTCGTCATGCTTCAGCACTGTGTTGGGTTGGTCTGTGGCTGTCAGGTCCGTGCCGCCGTTATCTAGGTAGAACGATGTGTACGGATTTGTGATGTGATCGGTGAAGAACGGCTTAATCCCTGCGGAGATGTCCTCGATCTGTAGGGATGAGCTTATGCTGTACACCCCGTTCCGATCGCTCCACACTATGGCGCCACCAGCCTTCGTGACTGCGGCAACTCCTGAGCACCCTATGTGGTCTGAAATCCTTCGAAGCGCGCCAGTTGACACGATGTTCTGCCCGATTGGAATTTGGTAGTGCCACGTCTCGTTCCTGGTGAAGATAAGCAGGTTTCCGTGATGCTCAACCATCGCGGTAATGCTTTCTTCTGATGGCACCACGAAGAAGTTGTTGGACATAATTGAGGTGGTGAAGCCAATGTCGGACAGGTATACCTGCCTACCGCTCGCGTATGCCAGCCTGTTTGATACGGCGGCGACGTCCGTGGCGTGCGGTAGCGTTGACTGGCTGAAATACGTGAACGCATCAGTGAAAATTCCGTCAACCGGAAAGGCCCTCAAAAGTATTGAGGACTCAGACAGCGCCATCTCGTGCCACTCGTGGTGGTTAGAGCCATCGATTGACTTGTGAACGTTTCCGCTGAATGATGATGGGATGTACGCGAGCGTGCCGGTTTTAGCATTGCCCATGTACAAGATGTCGTTCATCTCCTCAAAGTAGAACGGATCCTCTGAGGCAGATACAAATGACGCCCTGTCAGAGTCCCTGTCAGTCTCATAAGTTCCGTACCACTTATACATCGGAATGATCTCTTTATCGTTCTGAGAGGTGGTCCTGTATACCGCCTCCTCCCACCGCTCCCCTGTGGTGATATCGTAGATGGATATGCAGAAGATCTTGGAGACGGTCGTCTTGTCGTCGTGATTGCCGGTGTGTACTCGCGCCATGAAGGCTGAGACGATCTGATCGTGCCCGAAGTTTGTGTGCATTAGGTGTGAGCCGAGGTGCTTCTGGTACCCCCACGGGACAGACGCTGGCGTGATGTTCTTGGTGAACGATGTGTCGTACTGGGCTAGCTGCCCAAACCCCTCACGCACCTCCCACGCACCCCTTCGATGCAGCATGTTGAGAGCGAACGCGCCCTTGGTTGGAGCGTTCGCATCAATGCCGCCGCGAAGCAGATCTACCTCTTCGTACCTAGCGACCATGAAACCTACCTGAAGACGTTACGTCTACGAACCCATTGTGTTTGACCAGACACCCGCTCGCGCATGTACCTCTGAAGGTCCCTCTTGCGCTGCATAAGGTGCCTCTCCACGACTGCGAACTCAGCGCCATCCCTGATGGCGTACTGCTTGAATGCGAACAGGGCGATCATGTCGTGGAACGCATAGAGGTCATCGACAAACCCTCCACCATCCCAGTTGACGTCAGCGTCTGGAACGTAGTGGAGGGTGAGGTCGCCAGTGAACCCCTGCGATAGCTCTAGCACTTGGTCGAAGATGCCGTAAGAGAACGGCGTCGACTGTAGCGCTTCCTGCGTGGATACTGGGTCCCACACCCTGATCGGATCATCGTCCGTGTTCTTCTGAATTAGTTTGACCGCCATCATTAGGCGCGTCCTGTTCGGTGCTAGCCCAAACACGGTGAACGCGCCAGTGGATAGGTTGTACGTCCTGTTGCCAGTGAATGCCAGCGTAACGCTTGCGGTGATCGCTTCAGGGTTTAGTGACGAGACGTATCGAACGAAGTCCCTATACCCCTGATCGAGGAACAGGTTTAGCGCCGTACCATCAACCATCGTCTGGTCAGGCTCATCGATGTACGCCCTGAGGAGGTTCTGTAGGTCAGTCGTAATCATTACTGTATCGAGCCTCCAGGGATCTGGCCGAGCCTAGCGTCCATGCGCTGTAGCTCGTCCACGAACCCAGCCTTCTGCCGCGTCTCAAGATGCTCATTCATCAACTGCTGCTGCGCTGGCGCTGACGCCGTTAGCGCTGCCGCCTCTCCGGCTTGCTGCATAGTGCGCTGAGGATCCATGACGTGCGGGAAGATGGTGCGCTGATGCATCTGCTGCATCCACGCCGCGTCGCCCTGGCCGTGTGTTGCAAGGGCGATGAGGATGTCTTGGATGTATGCCTTCTGCAAATCATCCATCTCATCAAACTCATCACTTCTCGCAAACTCACCAAACACCCTCTTGGCCGCTTCGAAGTCATCGATGATGGGAATGAGCTTGATCTTCTTGCCGTCCTTGACGCCTTGCAGAAGCTTCTGCATGTGAGCGATCTGGGCAACCTTGTCCATGACGAACTTGGTGTTGCCAGAGGAGAACGCGAGGCGCTCTTTGGCCTCTTCAGGCGTAAGCAGGCCGCGCTCAAGCTGGTCAAGTACGCGGGCGTCGCGGGACACGGAGTCGTCGCGGAATAGCGTCTTGGCCTCAAAGAAGACTTCGGGGTCGCTGACGATATCGACGGCCTTGATCTTCGTGTAGATCCTTGCGCCGTATCCATCAAACATCCGAACGAGCTTCTCTTCAGGGTAGTAATGCTTCATCAGCAGCAGGGCGCAGCGCATGACGCCAATGGCGCCGTCCTCGATCTGCTCTTGGGTGAGAGTTAGCTGGGTGGCCGACTTGCCGGTTAGGATGTCGATGGCACGGCCGGAGGATACGCCCGGCACTCGCTCGCCCTGGTCAAGCTTGTGGACGCCAGGGACGACGTTGAAGTCATTGTCTAGCCTGTTGATCTCAAGCTCAACGTTGGCGGATGGCTGTCTCTTATACAC